CGGCGGCCCTACTTTGGACGGCTCGTCGGAGTCGTCCGAACCGCGTGCAAGCTGGAGCTCGAAATAGGGTGTCCGCGCTAATAGCGGCGCTGGATAATGCGCTGGCGCTGGCCGGCGAGGATGTAATCCTTCGAAGGGTGGTCGGAAGCGCCCCCAATCAGATCAATATCGACGTTACCTGCCGCGCGCGAGTGGATGCAGTCGTAACCGCGGCTTCTGCGGCCGGTCCGAAAGAGGGAACGTTCTCGCTAATAATCTCGCCGACGCAGATCAACAACGCTCAGTGGCCAGGCGGATCAATTCCAGCTCTACCGCCATTCAATGTCGATCAGCGCATTCCGCGCGAAGGCGGCCCCGACAAAATTCTGATGCGCGGCGATAATCCGCGAACGATCGTCTTTTCCGATCCGAAAATCATAGGCGGCGAGTTGGTCAGAATAGACCTTCGCGTGGCTGGTTAAATCAGGCCTTCAACTCAAAGGACAAGGCATCATGAGCGATATCGCAATTACTGCGGCCAATGTCGTAGCTTCCGGAACTGGGCAGGGTCGCGCCTCCGGTACCGCCGGAGAGGCCATCCCAGCCGGCAAGTGGGTCTATCTCGACCCGACTACGCACAAGTGGATGCTGGCGGACTCCAATTCGGCCACTGCCGCTGCGCGCCACGCTGGAGGCGTCGCTGCGAATACCGCCGCGCTCAATCAGCCCATCAACGTATTCACGTCCGGCGCCGTGACGATCGGCGGGACTCTCACGGCGAACACTCCGTATTTCCTTTCGGACACGCCTGGCGGCATCTGCCCAATCGCGGATGTTGGGACGGGGGAATATCTATGCCAGTTGGGTCTGGCGATCTCGACTACCGTTCTGCAGATCGACATTCAGTATACCGGCGTCGCCAACTAAGCGCCGTGAAAACTGTCGAAATGTTGCGCGACTTCTCTTATCGCGCCAAGCGGCACGTTTTCGTTCAATACCTCGGCGGAGAAATCTACCGCCGAGTTCCTGAAGCCGCCGCGCGCGCGATCGTTGATGCTGATGCGGGGCGGGTCGTGAGCGAGGCTGACAATGTCGGATCCATCGCTTGAACTTCAGGAAGCGATCATTGCGACCCTAAAGGGCAATGTGGGCAATGCAGTTGGTGACAGGGTATTTGATGAGCCCCAGACCAACCCGCTATTCCCGTACATTACCCTTGGCGACTGCCAAATCCTTCCTGACAAGGCCGACTGCATCGACGGTGTGATTGCGTATCCAATCGTTCACATCTATTCGCAAGAGCCGGGATTCACTGAGACCAAGACGATCTCCAAGGCAGTTCTCGCGCTGCTCGATGATCAACCAATGTCGCTCCCCGGCTTCGATGTGGTCGTGTTCGAAGTCGAAGACGTCCGATATCTCCGCGATCCGGACGGACTTTCCCGCCACGCCGCAATTACCTTCCACTCCCTGATCCAACCCTCCTAAACGCCGCGCCGTTGTGCGCTTTCATGAAAGGTGACTTCAATGGCACAGCCGACGGTTATCGTTGGAACGAAACTCCTGATCCTCGTCGGTGACGGTGCGACTCCTGAAGTGTTTTCGCAGCCCTGCGGCCTGACGACGCGCAACTTTGACTTGGCCGCGTCCACCAATTCGACCCTGATCCCGGATTGCGATGATCCGGAAGCGCCGGCATGGGAAGCCAAGGACGTCAACGCGCTGTCGGCGACGATCAGCGGTTCTGGCGTGATGGCGATCGCGGCGTTTCCGACCTGGAAAAACTGGTTCATGAATGCGCAGTCGAAAAATATCCAGATCAAGCTCGATGATCCGGCTCTGGGCTATTGGCAGGGCTCATTCATCATGAGCGCCGCCAAGTTCTCCGGCGTTCGCGGCCAGAAGGTCAACATCGACTGCACGATGGTGAACGACGGCGCCATTACCTGGGTCGACGCCTCGTAGTCGCATGGGAAATAACCCGAGCGTCCGTAAATTCAAGACAGATATGCAGGACTTCGCCAAGAACGTTGCGACAGATTTTCATACCGCCGCTCTTTTGATGGCCGATGAAGTAATCGGCAATATGCAGCGGGCTATATCGCACAACGTCAGCGGCCACTTGAAGGAGTCGGTTCGCAAGAAGGACGTTTCGACCAAGGACGGTACGAAGGTCTCTATCCTGATCCTTGCCGGCGGCAAGTTGACTACCCGTCGAACCAAGGCTGGACACGTTCACGATTACTCGACTGATGAGGAATTCGGTAACGTCAAAGAGGCGCCGCATCCGTTCTTTTATGGGACGTATCGAGCCTACAAGGCTGGCGGCATGGAGTTCTTCAAGGAAACCCTCGAAGACACGATCAAAGAAAACAACATCGTGCGCGGGCTAAGAACGGACAATTATCACAATCCGTCCGGGCCAAATGCGGTAACGCGATCGGTTGGCCATCGTGGCGCGGTCGTCATTCAAACCGGTAAAAGACCATGAGCGCAGACGGCAGCATCACGCTCGTATGGGGAGACGGGCCGAACAGGTTCAAGTTCGGCATCGGCCAGTTCCGGGAGTTGCAGGAGCGCATCAACGGCCGGCGCGTGGCTATCGGCGCTCCGCTCGTCGGACCGATGTCTCTGGTCAAGCTTCTGAAGGCGAACGATGCGTGGCCAGACGACGTCAGGGATATCCTGATCTTGGGACTAATGGGCGCCGATATGCCGCTTAACGCCGCGCATAGGAAGATGGTCAAATACTTCGACGGAGAGGCGCCGCTGATCCATATGACGACCGCCCTGGCCGTCCTTATGGCCGGACTGGCCGGCGCTCCTGGGGACGATGTAAAAAAAAAGACGACGAGTCATCCGCAGACGACGTCGACGCCCCAATCAAGTTTTCCAGACTCTACGGAACCGGTGCTGCAATAGGCTACACGCCTGAGCAGGTAGACCGCTGTTCGTTTTGGCAACTCGGCGCTTGCGTCGAGGGGTTCAATCGGGCCAACGGCGCCGAAGAGACCGTTATCCCGCCGACTGATGTAGAATTCGAACAGATGTTGGTCGCGCATAATGTCCAATGACCTCGTCGTTCAGCTTGGCGCCAGACTGGATCAGTTCCAGAGCGACATGAACCAAGCTGGCGATATCGCCGATAGTACCGTCAGCAAGATCGAGAGTTCGTTCTCCAGTCTGAATCCCGGCGTCAATTTCTCGACGCTCGGTGCCGCGGTCGTTGCTGGCGGTGTGGCTGTTTCCGGCCTGATCGCGCTGGTTGCCGCGCTCAACAGCAGCTTGGCGGATATGGCGAAGACGGCCGAGCGCGTAGGGCTTTCTTTCGAGAAGTTCCAGCAACTCAAGTTCGGCGCCAATGCGATCGGAATTGACGACAAGGACTTTTCGTCATCGCTCGATTCCTTTTCCTCGAAGCTCGAGGACGCCAAGTCGAAGGCCAACGATCTTAAGCGAGTGTTCGATGCGAACGGGGTCTCGATTACCGACGCAAACGGAAAGCTTAAGGATTCTGGCGAACTTCTGACCAAGGCGTTTGATATCATCAAGCGCGCACCGTCCATCCAGGACGCGCTTCAGATTGGTGGCTTCCTCGGAATTTCCAAGCAGTTTTCGCAGAGCATATTTGATGCCGGCGACAACTTCTTGCGGTTGGCTTCCCAGGCCAACGCCGCCGGAGCTGTTATTGACGACGCAACCATCAACAAAGCAAAGGTATTCAGCGACGAATGGACCAAGGCGTCAGCCCTCTTCGGAGCCAAGCTGCGCGCGGCGCTGGGTGATATTCTGCCGCTGCTCAATGATGCAGTGAATGGCGCAACTACGCTTATCGGGTATGTATCGACGGCATTCAATGCGCTGTCAGCAATCAAGGATTTCGCGATTGCGCCAAACGTCGATACATCTGGCCTCAATAAGCTTCAGAGCCTTTTTGATGAATTCTCCCAGATCAGGGACAAGCTTTCGGCTGGCGAGAAACTGAATCCGATCGACCTGTTCCGCGCCTCGAATATCGAGGAGGACGGAAAGGTAACGGTCGAGATCGTCGACAAATACCTCGCGCTGCTTGCCGACAGGATCCTGAACTTTAATAAAAACGGACCTCGGGTAATCATCGATAGGCCGAACCCCAGCACCAATCCTGGACTTAAGCAGCCGGAAGAGCAGCGCGACCAGTTCGACATAGCGGTCGACCAGCTCACCAAACGAACCGCGACGCTGAAGGCAGATACGGCGACGACGTTCGAGAACGGTGCGGCCCAGGCGCAATTGCGTGCGGAATTTCAGTTGCTCACCGCCATCATGCGCGATGAGGGCGAGGTCACGCAGGAGCAGATCGACAAATACGAGAAGTTGCGTCAGACCATGACGGCGCAACAGGCGCTGGCTGCCGCAGGCATTACGCTGACGAAAGAGCATAGCGAAGCCTTCATCTCGTCGTCGGAAAGCATCAAGACGGCGACGGCGTCTTACGACAAAGCGCGTGATTCACTGGCCAAAATCAACAGTGCGAGTTCGCAGATCGGGTCTGCTCTTTCGACCGCATTCTCTGACGCTATCGTTGAGGGGAAGAGCCTCAATGATGTGTTCAATAGCCTGATTAAAACGCTTGAAAAAGCGGCGATCAACTCGGTATTCGCGTCGATCTTCAATCCCGGCGTCGGCGGCGGGCTTAGCCCATTTTCTAACTTCCTCGGTCTGGGGAGTATTGGCCATAACGCAGAGGGCACCGATAATTGGGCCGGCGGTCCGACGTGGGTCGGAGAAAAGGGCCCGGAAATAGTCAATCTGCCGCGCGGCGCCCAAGTCGTTCCGAACGTTATTGCGGCCCGTGGCGGAGGGCAGACGTTCTCTCCCATTTACCAGATCAATGCTGCAGGCGCCGATAGCGGCACCGTCGCGCGCATTCAGGCCGTCTTGCTCCAGCACGCAAGATCAATACAGGATCAAGGAAAGGCCATGCTGAGCGGGCAATATTATCAGGCCTGGGGCGTTAGTCGGTGACGGTAGAGTTTCCGCGGGCGCTGCTTCGAGAGAAGAGCCATAGCTGGAATCTGAGGGCCGTAGCCGCGACACCGGGCGCAAGCGGGCGGGCATTTGCTCCGATCATCCGTAGTGATGGGGGCGGATGGTGGTCCTGCTCGATGCAGGACATAAGCTTGAGTGGCGGAGGCGATCTCCGCGGCAAGCAGCGCCAGCGACTATCAACGCTGCTGTGGCGCGCTATTCGTCAGATTTGCGATGGCGGTATAAACGCAATCGTTGTTCCGCGTAATGAAGCGCTGTTCCGGCCGTGGCCGGCGGGCTTATCGCAGGCCGCCGGAGTAGATATTCTGCACAGCGACAGAACGCCATTTAGTGACGGTGCCGGATATTATCAGTCTGTGATCGACATTGTCACGGGCACCGCGGCTCTTCGGGCAACGTCGATGGGAATCGGCATCAACTATGCCGGCGACTTGAT